CGACCAACTACTCTAACTGCACGAGGGACAGTCCAGTATTGCTTCACATAATTGAGAGTCTGATAGCCTATCTTCTCAAAACCTTCTTCAATACCAGCAAATGTAGTACTGAGCATAGATTCGTCTTGCTCCTGTAGGAAGCTAATAGCCGTTGCGGCTGTTACTCCCGGAGGAACTTGACCCTTAGATACCTGATGCTGGCCACTAAGATCTTCAAAATCCAAAAGCTGTCGTTCAATTTCCTGAACAACATAAGAAGGAAGATCTTGAAGTGGAAGAGGCTGAGGAATAGGAAATCCAAGTTTATAAAGAATAACTTGACCCGGCTCAGTAGTTATCTTGGAAGCATCAATAGAACCTTCAGCCGCCAACAATTGTGGGTGACCCATACGATTTTTAGCTTCAATGATTTGACCACGAGTACGATTGTACTCTCGCTGAACAGGGATCAAGTCTGTAATAACTGAATCAGCATAGAATCTACCTGTAGGCAAATGAGGAAATCTAATAAATGGGTATTGCTGATGGTGGTAAGGGTTACCTTCAGTATACTGAACGATAGTATCACCGATAATAGTATACATTCCGCCATTAGGCATAAATTCTACATGCCCTGGCTTTACCCAAACTTCGTAACAGAGAATAGCATTCTTGCGAAAATCGCCCGCCCCAACAAGCTGCAAGAAGCTATCATTAAGGATATCGTTAGCTTCCATTACATTGGGCTGTGCCTTAATACCAGGATAACGCGCCTGTACCCATTCAGGACTCTTGGTCTGAATATGGATAATATAAGGCTGATCCTCAATATCCTCTACAAGCATATCGGGAAAGAATAGATGAAACGGAGTTATATTCTCATAACAAAAATCACCAGACTCACCCTGGGGATCTTTCTTATTAGGGTCCCAATATGTCTTCATAAAACCAGTACCAGTACACAAAGTCCAAAGCATAGTTTGACGAAACGTAGCTTTAATCTTCTTTTCTCTGTAAGTCGAGTCCCAAATTTGTTCTCCTGCCTGTGCAGCAGCGAGATCCTTATCATCACTTGATGCTGGAACAATAGTAGCAGTTGGCTTTTGTGAAGTCAACTTAGCCAGTTCAGTACGAATAATAGGCCGAATACGGTTAATTACAGGACGAGCACGATAATAAGGAGCAGGAGGGATATATAGCCGTACTCCAGTAGCAGCGCTGCTAGCAGAAGAAATAGGAATGACTGCGACATTCTGCTTGCCAATGTAGAAAGCCAGGTTGATATACCACTGTCTCTCAAGTTGCTGCCTAATCGTTCGGCATCGCATATGAGCAGATTTAGTCCACTCAATAATACGATTCTCCTGATCCTTACGCTTAGATGACTTAGCAAGATCAGAAAGTTGCTTATCACTGTATTTATTATTGTCCTCTACAGTTCCACCCATCATAGAAGACATAGAGGGTTCTACAGTCAATTACCTCCCTTCTAAAATCCGTGACCCTTAAGTCCTAGCTCACCCAGAGCATCATCAGGATTATCATAAGCAGAAGCAGGATCAATACCTGCTTCTATATACTGTTTAGCAATATGCTTGGCTATTTCTTCATCATTTTGCGGAATAAACGGTTGGTCTACAGGGACCACACCATTATTATTCAAAGTCGTCAGAGTCGAAAAGGTCGTCAGATCCTTCGACGCTAGGAGAGTGTTCTGTCTCCTTATCTCCATCAATAGATCCGCTATTAGCTTCCACGCCTGTATCTGACTTTTGTATAGAAGCCACAGGATGATTGACAAGATCATCAATAGGACTATCGTTATTGCCAAGAACAGTGCGAAAAGCATCTTCCACAGCCCTATTCCTCAATGTAAGTTTATCATGCGCTACCTGGAGCTTCTGAAAATCCCTGTAGAGAGCATCAAAAGCAGACTTAGCAATAAAATCTACAGCAGTTGCAAATTCCTTAATGCATTCAGTACAGAAATAAACAGCACCATACCAGTCTAGCTGCTTACCGAAGTCAATAAATTTACGATCGTCTCCGCCTACACTACCGCACATGCAGCAATTACCAGGCGCAGCAATGGGAGTATTTAGTATCTGTACTCTACTCTGTGGGCTCACTGTCATTATCAATGTCCTTAAAAAGGTTATCAAGATCAACGGAACTAGTAGGATCTTCCTCTACAGGGGAAGACAAATTATCTTCCTCTACAGGGAGAGATTCCTCTACAGGAACTTCATCCGGACTAAGCATTTCAAAAGTACTAACCGATGAAGGAACATTAAGATCCGGGTATTTCGGGTACCGATCTACGTGATAAGCAACACGCGGTTCACGACCTTCGCGACGAGCATTATAATCTTCCCTAGCCTGAGCGTCTACTTCGTCGAGAAAAGGTCCGGCTCCTGCTGCACCAAGAGTAGGATTTTCCCAAATCTTAGGGTCAACATCAGTCATCGTTAAGTACCTCTCTCCACTCAGTCTTTTTATTTAGAGCCTGCGGAGTTAGATTAGGATCAATATTAGGAAGATGAGCCCACTTAGCACTATTGCCGCCAATCGCAGGAAGTTCCAACTTCTTAGGAAGCTCAGGCGGCTTTTTGAGGTCCGGAAGAAAGGAAAAGAAGTATCTGGCGGAATCACACGCGTGGTCATCTTTTTTATGAATTTCGTCATAAGGGTTATTCTCAGACTGTTGTTTACGTGATGCCCAAGTTTTCCAACGAAGTCTCCCAATCTCTTTGATCAGGTTACCACAATTCTTGGTAATGAGCCAGTTGGGTTTACCATCAGCACCAAAATCCAAATATTGATTAACTTTAGCTATACCAACTTTTACATCATTATTTCCTGGAGCCATACCTATTCCACGAATGGCGTACTCAACCTGGATGGAAGTTCCAGTAAGCGCCTGACGCTGCTGTAGGGCCGGATCACAGACTCTCAGATCGGGCAGTCTCCCATGTGTTTCATCCCGAGTTTTAATAACTTCCGAATGATAATCAATAGTTTTCTCAGCTTCATAGTGCTCAGCAAAAGTAATAACTCGACCATCAGGCTCTACACAATGCCATAGCACGGCTGTAGGATTATTAAATCCATGGTCTAGTGACATATACCAACGATTAGCAGGATGCGCCAATATCTTCATATCTACAGGGTCAATAACGTGCGTAGCTATCGAGAAGTTCTTATAAACTAGTCCACCACGCTGAACAAAATGTCCAGCACCGCGAATTTCACGTTCTGCGGGAGTAAGTTTACTAAGAAAATCCTCTACAGCTTGTGGATCAAGATGGGGATTTTCTTCCATCCCTACTTCGATAACATCTATCTCAGGATCACCAATACGTCCCGGTTCATAAATCTGCTCGAAAATCCAAATCATTCCCTCTACAGGGGTGAGCGTGAACCATTCCCGACCCTTACGGTCAATAAGTCGCGCTAGATTCTCAATCCGAATATGCTCTGGGGGTTCTTCGTCATAGTGAATGAAATCTCGACTAGTACCAGCAAATTTGTCTAGATCCTGGTCATACGACATTAGCTCTACAAAGGAACCATTCTCAAAATTAAGTACTCGCTCCGCAGAATCATAAGCACTAAACCACGATCCACCCCTAAGTTGGGATGGAGGAACCCATTGCTGTAGTTGAGGCTTAATAATCTTGTTAACACCATTAGCAAAGTCAACAGAAATAATACGTCCTGCTACTGGCCTATTCTTAGGAGTATCAAGATAAGGATGCTTACCGGTGAGCCACCAAATATCTTCAACAATACCACCGGTAGTCTTACCTGATCGGTTACCACCAATATAGAGTCGTACTGGCTTATCTGACTTATGAAATTTCTTCTGTTTTTCATGGGGTACATACGAATTCATATCCGGAGTGACGGCAACACGATTAAGACCATCTGCCATCTCTTTAATGGCATCTGCAAAATTAACGATAGGCTTTGCGTATCTAGCCATTTAACCCGCCGAGGCAAACGTATAGGAGGACCAGTATTCAAGTCCAGTGAGCCATGCATTTCTAACAGTAGTACCTGAAGTATTAAAAAACATGTATCTACAGGTGCCGTCTGGTTCCATTTTAACTCTCCCACCTTTGTAACCTGTAAGTCCGGTACCACTATTAATTGGGTCTACAGGGACGGTATGATAGAAATCAGAATTAGGTCTGAGTCCTACAGGGAGTGTCTTAAATGGAAAGAAACTAGTCATGTTAGCGATGCTCGCGTTGAAAGTAATTGCTCCACGCCAGTGCACAAAACCTCGACTATCGAGCGCGATAGCCGGGGGATACGTAGCATTAAGCGACCAGTTAACGTTGTCTATTACGCCTGCGGGGAGTACTATCCAAGGTGAAAGAATATTCTGTACTGGTCGCCAATGCCAGCCCCAAGTAGCATCTTTACATATAAGAATAAACGAGCTTGTATGATCGAAAGAATCCGCTACGGCCTTCATACGAATTACACGATCGCCAATTTCGTAATCGCCAACTTGGGGGAGTGCTCCACCATTAGCAATAACTGTAGGGTCAGCACGAGTAACTAGCTTCTCAAAACTATCGGTTAGATTCTTTTTAACGTCAGCCATAGAATCAGTGGGGACTGGTTTAAATAGCCCATAGTTAGGCGTAAATTCATCAGCCATTAATACCACCACTTAAGACGATCCAACATAACGAAGTTTCCTCCGCCTGCATCGCCCTGAAATCTAACCTTAATAGAAGTCCTAGAGGGGCCAGCCTCTGTAGATATTCTAATTAGTGCTGCTGCAAAACTGCTAGCAGCAGTAACTGCCGAAGTGGCAGCCTCAAAGAAACTGAGGCCGCCGGGAACAGGGGCAAATGAGTTAGCAATAGCTGCATCCGCAGTAATTTCTACATCCGACCCTGTAGGCCAAGGATCAGCAGCAACATTAAGTAGGACCCCTCCGGATAGCTGAACCTGTCTGGTCCATTCATTAATTCGAATCCGAGGAGTAAACCCTGCACGTTCTACAGCAGGCGCTCTAAGACTAAGATTAGACCATGCGCCCCAACTACTAACATGATTAAGGCTTCTAACCCAGTTAGTACCATCATAAACAGCAATCCTATATTCATCACCAGGATGCTGCGGATCTAGACCCTCTGTCCCTACAGGGGGGGAACCTACTATTGCGCAAGGCTTTTGATTC